AAAACTATGTATGCGCCTCCTGCCCAGCCAATGATGTAATAGTTACTTCTATTATAATAGAAATTTTACAAAACCACCAAAAAACCACCGTTATCTAGTAAGATTATTTCATTATACGTAAATATCTTACAGAGCCATTACAACGGAGGTCCTCATGAATAAGTTTGAACAATTAATTGAATACGTTATTAATGACGAATCAGAAAAAGCACGTGAACTTTTCCACGATATCGTTGTGGAAAAAAGCCGCACAATTTACGAAGAAATGATGAAAGCTGAAGAAGCTGAAGAAGATGAAACTGTCGAAGAAGGTTTTGACATGGAAGAAGATTTAATGGGCGATATTGACACAGAAGAACAAGGTGTTAATATGGAAGACGACGAAATGGGCAACGAGTTTGAAGCCGAGGACGACGGATTTGCTGACGAAATGGACGGCGACGACGAAATGGGCGAAATGGGCGACGAAGGCCTTGAAGATCGTGTAGTTGACTTAGAAGACAAGCTAGACGAACTAATGGCTGAATTTGAACAGCTGATGGGCGGCGAAGCTAAAGAAGCAGAGCATGGCGATATGGATTTTGGCGATGACGATCTAGGCGGTGATGCCAGCGACGAATTTGCTAACGATGTCGAAGTTGCTGATGACGGAATGGGCGATGAAGATGACGAATTAGAAACAGAAGGTTTTATGGAAGCTGTTTCATTGAAAGCAGTTCCAAAGCCAACACATGGTGACTCTGGTGCAAATGCAAAAAGCCCAGTGGCTGCTAACAGTGGTGCAAAAGGAATGGCAGCAAAGCCAAACCGTTTAGGCGGTGGTGATGGCGGTAATGGTCGTCCAGCTCCTACTGCAAAAGAAATGATTGGAAAGGTTGGTAACAGCCCAGCTCAATCGACACAGAAACCTACTCCTGCTAAAAAGCCTAATCTAGGCCAAGCTGCAGGTGTTAATACAAAATCTGTGATTCAATAAGGTAACCCGGTAAATGGCTCTTTACCTTCGGTCAAACAAGAGAACATCGGCAACGACTGTTCCGTTTGTTTACAAATGGACCCACGTACCTACACAAAAATGGTACGTGGGCTCTCGTACTGCCGCAGGATGTAATCCAAACGATGGATATATTTGCTCAAGCAAATTAGTTAAGGAATTAATAGTTGCAGATTGTAACAATTGGATCCGAGAAATATTGTTTATTTCCCCTAGACAACCTGTAGAAGTTATTAACAAAGAAGTTGAGGTGTTGCACGAATTGGATGCAAAGAATGATCCAATGAGTTTTAATAGACACAACGGCGATGGTAAATTTACTTCAACTGGCAAAGATGTATCAGATTTTTCTAAGAAAAAAATGAGCGATTCTAAAAAAGGAATCAAGTTTACATCAGAGCACCGTACAGCATTAAGTATTGCAAACTCTAAAGGGTATTACTGCTATAACAATATTAAGTATATGTCATCGATTGTTGCTGCAAGAGAGCACAAAGTCTCTGATTTTTCTATTAGAAACTGGTCCAAGCATAATAAAAATGGTTGGACAATTGAGTTAAAGGATTCTAACTAATGGCAACTTATCTAAGAGAAAATCTTACTTTTGACGCTGCCCGCATAATTGTGGAAGGCAGCGAAGAAGGTAAGAACCTTTACATGAAAGGCATTTGCATCCAAGGCGGTGTTAAAAATGCTAACGAGCGTGTGTATCCAGTACATGAAATTGAGAAAGCAGTTGCACAACTGAACGAACAAATCACAGGCGGATATTCAGTTCTTGGTGAAGTTGATCACCCAGATGACCTTAAAGTTAATCTAGACCGCGTTAGCCATATGATCACAGAAATGTGGATGGATGGCCCTAACGGTTTTGGTAAACTAAAAATTCTCCCGACACCAATGGGTCAACTAGTTAAAACTATGCTTGAAAGTGGTGTGAAATTAGGAGTTTCTAGCCGAGGTAGCGGAAACGTTAACGAAGCAAACGGACATGTCAGTGACTTTGAAATAGTCACTGTTGATGTAGTTGCCCAACCCAGTGCGCCCAACGCATATCCCAAAGCAATTTACGAAGGCTTGATGAACATGAAACACGGTCATCAAATTTTTGAAATGGCCAAAGAAGCTGGCAAGGACAATAAAGTACAAAGATATTTGAAAGAGGAAGTAAAACGCCTTATCAAAGATCTTAAAATCTAGGAGAAATAGATGTTTGATGCTATTAAACCACTGCTAGATAGCGGACTAATTAACGAAGATGTTGGTCAAGAACTCAACGAAGCTTGGGAATCAAAACTAACAGAAGCTCGTGAAGAGTTACGTGCAGAACTCCGCGAAGAGTTTGCACAACGCTATGAGCATGACAAGACAGTTATGGTTGAAGCCCTAGATCGTATGGTAACAGAAGGTTTGACCGCAGAAGTTGAAGGCATTGCCGCTGAGAAGCGTCAACTGGCCGAAGATCGCGTAAAGTTCCGTCGCAAGATGACTGAAAGCAGCACAAAGTTCAACGACTTTATGGTGTCTAAGCTTGCTGACGAAATTGGCGAACTGCGTAAAGACCGTAAGATGCACAACGAAGGATTGCAAAAATTAGAGCAATTTGTAGTTGAAGCACTTGCACAAGAAATCACTGAATTCGCACAAGACAAGCGTGAGCTTGTTGAAACCAAGGTACGCCTGGTTCGCGAAGCACGTGGTAAACTTGAAGCCCTAAAGAGCAAATTTGTAAAAGAATCTGCTAGCAAATTGGGCCGCGCTGTTTCTACACATCTTAAAGCTGAAATGAATCAGTTGCACGAAGACATTAAAGTTGCTCGCGAGAACAACTTTGGTCGTAAGATTTTTGAAGCATATGCTGCAGAGTTTGGTTCAACATATCTCAATGAGAATGAAGAAATCCGCAAACTAAGTTCAGCACTTGATGCAAAAACTAATCAGTTAGCTGAAGCAAAGAGAATCGTCGAATCTAAAAATAGACTCGTCGAAGGTAAAGAAAGAGAGATTCGCGTAATTAAAGAATCCAATTTGCGTCAAAGCACAATGGAAGAATTGCTTTCTCCTCTAAACGAAGAGAAGCGTGAAGTTATGCAAAATCTATTGGAAAGCGTCCAGACTTCACGTCTGAAAAACGCTTTTGAGAAGTATCTACCAGCAGTACTAAATGATGCACAACCTAAGACACGTAAAATGGTCTCAGAGAGTGTGCGTTCAGTAACTGGTGATAAAACCGTCAAGGCCGCAGAAGAAGACCGTTCCAACGTGATCGATATCAAGCGCCTGGCAGGTCTTTAAATAAAGGAGACTTAAATGTCACAAGCACTATTAGAAGGCCGTTGGGACGAAACCAAAGAAGCCCTTATGGAAGGTCTGAAAGGCCCACGTCGCAACACAATGAGCGTTATCTTAGAAAACACTCGTAAGTACTTGAAGGAAAACGGTAGCAATGGTTCAACAGTTAGCGGCAACATCGCTACACTAAACCGTGTTATTTTGCCTGTTATTCGTCGTGTAATGCCAACAGTTATCGCTAACGAGTTGGTTGGTGTTCAGCCTATGACTGGTCCAGTTGGTCAGATCCATACATTGCGTGTACGTTACGCAAGCACAATGACAGACCAAACTGCTGCTGCAACTAGCACAGTAGCTGGTGAAGAAGCATTGTCACCATTTAAAATTGCTGTTGCTTACTCGGCAGGCGCAGGTGGTACAAACAACGGTGCAACAACACAAACAGCAGCTCAAGGTTACTCAGGTAGCCCAACAGCAACTATGGAAGGTAATGGCGGTCGTCAGATCTCTGTTCAAATTCTAAAGCAAGCTGTTGAAGCTAAGACACGTAAGCTACAAGCTCGTTGGACTTTTGAAGCTGCTCAAGACGCACAAGCCATGCATGGTATTGACGTTGAAGCAGAAATCATGGCAGCTTTGGCACAAGAAATTACTGCTGAAATTGACCAAGAAATCCTGTTGAGCCTACGTAGTTTGGCCACAACTGAATTCACATACAATCAAGCTACTGTATCTGGTACTGCTACATTCGTTGGTGATGAACATGCTGCACTAGCTGTTCTAATTAACCGTGTTGCTAACTTGATCGCCCAACGTACACGTCGTGGCGCAGGTAACTGGGCTGTTGTTAGTTCGGCTGCATTGACTGTTTTACAGTCAGCAACAACAAGTGCATTTGCACGTACAACAGAAGGTACTTTTGAAGCTCCAACAAACACCAAGTTTGTTGGTACATTGAACGGTGCTATGCGTGTTTTCGTCGACAGCTATGCTAGCGACACAACACCAGTTCTAGTTGGTTATAAAGGTTCGTCAGAAGCTGATGCTGCTGCGTTCTATTGCCCATACATTCCTTTGATGTCAAGCGGTGTTGTTCTTGATCCAACAACATTTGAACCAGTTGTTTCGTTCATGACACGTTATGGCTACATCGAGTTAACAAACACAGCATCATCGTTTGGTAACGCAGGTGACTATCTCGGGGAAATTGCTGTCCAAAATTTATCGTTCAGCTAGAGAACGACAGGTTTTGTACTGCGTCTTTCAGACGTATTCAAAACGTATTACACGCAACAAACAAAAAGGTACAGAAATGTACCTTTTTTGTTGACTTTTAATTCTAAAGGTGTTAATATATTTACGAGAAAGTAAGATTTTGATAAATACTAGCATGACAATATTCTTAAATAACAAATATACCAAGTATTACTACAACATTATAAATCGTGCCAAACCGCGGACATTAACAGACTACAAAGAAAATCACCACGTTATTCCAAAATGTTTTTTTGTGGAGCAATCTACCACTGGTTGGTTACCAGGAGATCCAGACGATAATAATACTGTTAATATTACTGCTAGAGAGCATTTTATTTGCCACTGGTTACTAACTAAGATGCAACCTACCACTCCGCAAAAAGCACAAATGATTTACGCATTTAATATG